TTACGTTCATATTTTCTCCTCTAATATGCTGTTCCTAATCTACGATTTACGTAATTGAAAGCCATATTTAGATCGCCTTCTGTCATTTGTTTTGGTTCAAAAACAAAAGTAATATTATTTCCACCTGCTTCTTTAAGAGCTTCAGCCATTAGGCTTGGTAATTTATCTAAAGGCATAACAGCTTCTGCAGATTTTCCTTCGCCTATCATTGCAAGTGTTGCTTTATTTACAATTCCACCTTCTGCAAGTTGTGGTATCATTGGAATATTTACTCCGCCACCACCTGCCCAATCAGGAAGTCTAATTCTATTTAACATTCCAATTACACCATTAATTTTACTGGTTACACCATTGATAATTGATTTAAAGAAATTTCCAACAGCATTGAAAATACCAAAGAATATTTCTTTAACACCTTCCCAAACTCTTGACCAATCTCCAGTAAAAATACCACCTATAAAATCAATTATACCTTGGAAAATACCTTTAATATTATCCCAAACCCAACTAATTTGATTTAGAACAGCACTTAAAACACCAACTACTACATCAAGGAAAAATTGAATAACAGGCATTAAATATGCTTGAATAAATTTAATTACTGGATCTATTACATTAACCCACAACCAATTTACCGCTTGTAATAAAACGCCTAAAAAATCAAATAATTTTCCTACTATATCTGCTCCAGTTTTATTCCACCAGTCCATCAATACTTCAAATATTTTTTGAACAAATGGTTCAATAAGTTTCCAAATATATTGTAGTGTATCCCAAACAGTTTTAATTATATTGCCAATAAGCTCTCCTAATTGTTGAACAACTGGCATAACATGATTTTGAAACACATCTATAATATTATTCCAAACATCATTAACTTTTTGCCTAAATTCTTCATTTGTGTTATATAAATGCATAAATATTGCTATTAAAGCACCTATTGCAGCTACTGCTATAGCAACTGGTGCTGATATTCCAGCCATAGCTTTTGAAACCACACCTAAAGCACTTATTACACTTCCTATACTGCTTGTTAATTTTCCTAAAATTACAAGTGCTGGTCCAATCGCTACAACTAACATACCAACTTTAGCAATTGTTTCTTTTTGTTCTTTAGTTAAATTATTAAACCAATCTGCAACATTTTGTAATTTTTCTGCAACAATATCCAAAATTGGCATTAACGATTCGCTAATAGATCCTAACAATTCTTCAAAGGTTTTCTTTAATTTTGCAACTTTTCCATTAAAGGTATCCGCCATTTTAGCTTGACCTTCAAAATAACTTCCACCTTCACTTGCTGCATTAATAAGAGCTTCAGATAAAACATCAAAAGAAATATCCATTTTCTTAATCTGTTCAACAGATAATCCTAATGTATCAGATAAAGCTCCATAAACATCAATACCAGCCATAGCAAATTGCTTAATATCCATAGCTGATGCTTTACCAACATTTTGAATTTGTTGTAAATTTAAAGCCATACGATTTAATTCATCATTTCCGCCACCTGTTACAGCAATAGCATCAGCTAAAGCATTAATAGTTTCTCTCGCTTTTTCAGCATCCATTCCTGTAGAAACTAAATATTGATTAGCTTTTATTAATGAATTTGTATCAAAAATACTTGATTTGCTGTCTTGTTTAATATTGTTAATAGCAGCATCTGCCTCTTCTGCACTTCCTATAAAAGTTTCAAATGCTTTTGTAGTTGTTTCTAACTGTGCATTGTATTTAACACCAACAGCAAACAATCCAGCAATTGCTCCACTTAAAACAGATACTTTTTTACCTGCTTCAGTAACTTTGTCTCCAAAACTTTTCATTGAAGAGCCTAACGCTTCTAATTTAGAACCTATTTGAGTAAAACTTGATGCTTCAGTTTTTAAACTCTTTAGTTTTTGTTCAGTAAATACAATTTCTCTTTGTAAAGCTCTAAATTTCTTTTCTTGTTCTTCTGTGAGTGTTCCACCGCTATTAGCAACATCTTGATAATGACTTTTTAAAGTCTGCAACTTTTGACTTGTTTGAGCAATTTCATTTTTAAGTAGTGTTTGTTTTTGTTTTAATAATTCAGTATTCTTTGGATCAAGTTTCAGTAAAGAGTTAACCCCTCTTAATTCTTTGCTCAAACTTGATGTCATAGAATTAACCTTTTTAAGAGCCTCTTGTAATCCTGAAGTATCTCCACCTATTTCTACTATTATTCCTTTAACATTTCCTGCCATAGTTACATCCTCGCTAATTTATCCCAGTCTTTTTGTGTTGCAGTATTAACTGGTTTAGTTTTATTTTCTTGAACAAAGCAAAGCATTATTTTAACTACATCTTTATATTCCAATTCTTTTAAATCTTGAATCGTTAATCCAATTTTTAATGATGTTGCAATAAATAGATGTTCTTCTAATGCTTTGCTCTCTTCAGTTTTTGGTAATTTATTTAATTCTTTTGCTAATTCATCATCAACAAAATGAATTTACCGCAAATTCGGTTACCACCTTTATCCAATCCGCAGATAAATCTATTTTTGCTATGCTTTTTAGCCATTCCTCGAATGAGCCAACTTCTTTATTAGCAGTATAAATTAGAATATAAGCAATTCTTTCCAATACATCAAGGAAATCATCTACTTTATTCATCATTTGACCACTAATACGCTCTTCAATTTCTGCTTCTTCTAATCCTTCAACTTGTAATTTCTTTCTCAAAGATTCTTGTTCTTGTGTAAATGTGTTTAATTTTTGAATATCCTCAAAAATACCTACACCAAATATCTTTTTGTACTCAAATCTTGTAAAAGCATTACAAGATATCTCATATTCTTTATCGCAGATTGTTATTTTATTCATAAATCATTCTCCTTATAAACTTTCTGTTTTTTCATGTACTGATTCAAACCATGCATCATATACAGCCTTATTTTCAGTTGTTTCTTCAATTACAGCTTTAACCATTCTATCAGAAGAACGTGGATTCATAGTAATTGGAATACTGTCTGTATCTGGTGTTGGACTATCTTCTACAGTTTGATGATTTCTTGATGGTCTTGTTGCGATACAATCGTAGTACCAAAATCTACGATTCTTCTCATCGCCTTCAGCTTGAAAACCTAATGCGAATCTTTTGAATTTTGCATCAGCATTTTCATAAAGTACACTATTACTATCTTCAATTACTCCAAAGATATTCTTTAAAAAGTCTGCTTTAGCTAATGCAACAACTAAATTTCCTTGATAACCTTTATTTTTTGCTGGACTCTTATAATATTCAATATTATCAGCATAAAAAATTGTTGGATCTGCTCCTTGTGGATCAGTATTTAAACTTACTGCTCCAGGTACTGCAATTGGTGTACCATAAGTAATATTGCCTTGTGCATCTTCTGTTAATACTGCAACAACAACATTACTGATTCCGAAACTAACTTTGTCCATTTTTCTCATTCCTTTCTAATATATATAATAACTTACTTGCCATACTTTTTCGTTTGTTATATAGACTTCTTCGCTCTTATCCCAAGCAACTCCTGCAAGAATTATATCTTCGATTTTTGCTTGTTCAGAAGGATTTTTGTCTACAAACACATAATCTAATTGTATTGGCATATCTTTAGAGTATGTAATGTTATCAGCTTTAAAATTATTAGTTGCTCTACATCTGCTTGCTAAATATGGTGGCTCTACTGGATTTTTAAATAAACCATAGGCATATTTAAACCCTTGAGCAACACATCTTGTCTTTAATTCTTCTAAAGTTAAACTCATTTTGTACTCCTTATTTTTTGTTGTAATAGATCTACAAACTTTTCTTTATACTTTGTTTCTACTGGTTGAATATGTGGTTGAGCATCAACCCAACCTGTTCCATTTCTTTTACGATGACCAAATTCTAATAAATGAGTTAATTGATAATTAGTTTTATTCCAAATTACTTTAGAAAATCTATACTTACCTTTTGTTTGTACCTTTTCACTCCAACCTTTATAATATGGTTTTGCTCTTGATTTACCTACTCTTTTTGGAGAGGTAACCTTAAGTTCTTCAATAGCTTGATTAGAAATTATTGAAGTTGTTTCCTCTACTTCATCTTGAATATCCTCTCGATATTCATTTAAGTATTTAGAAATTGCATTACCTAATTCTTCAGGTTTAACTTTGTTAGGCATTTTTTACTTTCCTTTCACATACAAGGATAAGTTCATCTATTAGATCTTGTGTACGAATTATGGAATATTTTACTCCTTGATATTCAAGTTCTTCTTCTCCATCATAATTCAATGCACTAATTCTTAAACGTAAAGATGGTTTAAAACCTCTCTCGCTTGCATCATAAAATTCTTTTTCATAAACATCTTCAACTCGTATAATTGGTATTTCTTTTCTTGTTTGTGCGTCTATTGGAACACCAATACTATCAGATTGAAAAGAAGATGCCAATAAAACACAAGTTACATCACGCATCTTCAATTACCTCTACTAACTTATATTTTTCGCTTAAAGAGAGTTGACTTACGCTTCTAATATATGCTTTTTGAGCATTTTCTTTTTCTTTTGCATCTACAAATCCAAAATTAGCTTTTACATACATTACGATTGTACCTTGTACTAATCCATCTGTTATATTGCCTGCAACATCGATGCCTTGTCTTATCATATCTGATACTGCAGCATCAATCCACATTACAACTTCATCATCTTTACCTGTTGAAGTTGCAGCAATACTTAAACATTGTTTAACTAATCCCTTCATTTCACTTGTATGCGAAATAATATTTGAAATTTGTAGGTCTTTTAATTGTGCGTAAGTCATTTTACTTCTCCTTAATTTTTAGATTATAAACTTGCTGGTTTTGCAACTAAAGCGAATGCTTTATCAGCTACAGCATTAACACCGATGTATCTTCTACCTAATATTCTTACTAAATCTTGAGTCATTAATGTAGTATCATCGTATTTCATGCTGATTCCTTCGCCTTCTGGATAGTTAGCTAAAGCACCAACTCTAAAATCTCCAACAATAGCATATACACCATTAGCTGATGCTGCACTAAATGCTGGTAAACTATTATTAAATACAACTCTTGCTCCTTCAAATACATCAACACCATAACCATTTTTGTATTGAGCTTCTTTGAAGTCAGCATAAGTTAATTTATTCATAACAACTGTAATTTCACTTGTTGAATCACTTAAAGCAGCGATTGCTTTAGCAATTGTGTCAACTGCTGGAGCAGCTGTTACTTTATTTGCAGAAACTGTGTCATATACACCTGTTTCTGCATTTGCAGATAAACTTTGTGGTAATGATTTAATAATACCAACTAATTTATCAGCACATTTTTTAGCGATTCTATATGTGATTTCATCATAGATATATCTTAAGAACTCTTCGCCTCTCATATCTAATACTTCATCACTTAATGAAATCCATTTTTTAATTGAAATTGGTGTTAATGTTACAACACCTAAAATTAACTCTTCTTCGTTTACTGCAGATTGACCTTCTGTATGTTCTACAGCAGCATCTCCACTAACCTCGAATTGTACTTTTAGATTTCCTTTAACAGATATACTTCTTACTCTTGACATTAATTCTTCTCTTTCCCATGCTGTTTTAACAATGTCATAAACCATATCTGGTACTTCAACAGTAGCACTATTACCTGTTGAATAGCCACCTGTTGTTATTAAAGCTCTTAATTCTTCAACATCTTTTCTACCTTTTACATATTCTGCAAATGCATTAATGTATTCTTTTGAGTTTCTTTCTTCCATTTCTGTTTCCTCTTTTCTTTCAATAATTTCTAAATTTTGTTTACTTCTCTCCTCGACTTTTGTCTTTTTAAGAAGTTTTCTTTCCTCTTCTGGTTCAATAGTCTTTTCTTTTGAATCTTCAGCTACTTCTACTTCTTCTTTTTGTTCTTCAACCTCTTCTGGTTTATTATTAATTTCTTCTTTGATAGCATCTAATTCTTCCATAGATTTTGCACCATCAATTTTTTCTTCTAATTCTTTGTTCATTTTCTTGAAATTCCTTTCTTGATTTTTTCGGTTCTACCACCTATTTATTAAAGCTCTATTTAGTTTCTACCAACTAAAAAGAGATAAGTTCTACCACTTATCCCTTTTTCAAGCCTATAAACTATATTAAATTAAAATAAAAACGCCTTATTTTTTATCCTTGCAAGCTCAATTTTAGCAACAATTTAGCTTTTTCTAATTTTAAAGCACGATCTTCTTCTTTTTCTTTTTCGTATTGTTCTTTTGACCTTGCATAAATTTCTGTTGACTCATAAGCTGGAACATCTACTACTGAAACATCAAATATTTTATCAAAAGCTAAAATTCTACGTGTATCTGTTTCATAATCATATTCTTCTGTTTTAACAGTAAATGCAAAGCTCATTTTACTTAAAACACCTTCTTTAATTAGAGTGTAAACATCTCTATTTGAAGATGTATCAGGTAATTTAGCTCTAATCTTTAATCCATGATCATCTATTTCAAAAGTTAAACTTCCGCCACGTGTTCTTGCTAATGGTAAGAAACTATTATCATGATTATATTTCATTACAATATCACTCATGTCTGCTTCATCAAAAGCATTTCTATCTATAACTTCTTTGTACCAACCTAAATCTGTTACACTATCAAAAACTGCTGCATATCCTTCAACAATCATTCCTTCCTCTTGCTCTAATGCACGCATTTCTATAAGTCTTACTTCTTTCATTATTTATCATCCTTTCCTTGATAATCATCTGCTAAATTAGCATTTATATTATTTAAACTTTGAAGAATTTTACTTCCTTCTTCTCCGCCTATTTTTTCCATATCTAAAATTTCTAATGCTTTATCTTTTGTTAATAGTCCATAAGGTAATATTGTACTTAATAGCTTAACTTTTTGTTCAATTGAAGCGTACTGTAATCTATAAGTTGTAAACACTATTTTATTTCCTTTACGAATACTATCATCACTAAAAATAGCTTGAGTAAATGCTTGTCCCATTTGAATAGCCAAAGGTTCTATAACACCTTCATAAAAAGCATTCCATTTTTCTGGATTATAATCATTTCTTATTACTTCTTCAGATATTCCAAAATAATCATAAATATTAGTATTAACTCTTTTTAATTGCTCATCATCTAAAGTAATAGGTTTCATATTTATTTCTTGAAATCTTGCTTTAGCATCTAAACCTGCAATTCCTGATGTATTAGCATCGCCTAAAAAATCTTTAACAAAATCATCTCTACTTTGTTTTAGATCTTTATTTTTTAAATATGAATTTTCAAAATTCAAAATACCTTTTAAACTATTTGTAGTTTTAATTGCATTTTTTGTACCTTCACTTGCAGCATGAGCAGTTTCTAAATCAGTTAATAAGATTTTATTTTTACTTCCCCAATAATCATCCTCATTAAAGAATCTACGAAGGTGTATTACTTCATCATAACGTACAGTATAGGTTTTACCGTTAACAAATTTGAATCTTAAAAATACATCGCCTTTTTTATTTTGTAGTAATCTATCTTCATAACTTAAAATAGGATAGAAACCTTTAATCATATCATCTTCTTTTAAGATATAAACAAAAGCATTGTTATAAGTATATAATTGACTGATTATTTTGTATAAAAATTCAAATGATGACATGATTTCGTTAGGTTTATTTTGTAATAAATAGTTAATGTCTCCTAAAATATGCACATCTTTTTGCATATGTTTTGGTGTTAGTTTTGCTCCATGTGTTGCAATTCTGTCTATTGCAGTTCTTGCAACTTTACTATCATATACATTTTTACCAAAATTTGTAAAAAATGCTTCATATCCTGATAGCATTTTGTAAGCAAACAAATCTTGATCACTTGATTTTTCTTTATTACCAAATATTTTTTCAAAAAGACTTCTTTTTTCTTTTTTCATTCTACTCTCCCTGCATATTCAAATAATCGTTATATTTTTGCATTAAAACGCAGTAAGCTATTATTAAACTTACTGCTCCATCTATTCTCTTTCTTTTAATTTTACTTTTATCTGGACTTATATTATCGTTACTATCACGTTTAACACAAGTATTAGTTAAACACCATTTTAAAGCTGGATTATTATTATAATTTACTTTTTTCTCAATTAAATCTGCTTCTAATATTTTCATAGGATTAGACATTGTTTTTGGACCTTGTCTAACTTCAATCATAACTTTTTCGCCAAAAGTTGACATCATTTCATCAATCCAGTATTCACTATTCCAAGGATCATAACCGATATATAACGGACTAATTTCATATTCATTATATTGATCTATAAACCATTGTGTTACTCTTGAATAATCTACTTTAGCTCCTTCACATACAGTTACCAATCCACGTTTTTCCCATAGATCATACGGAATTTTATCATCATTAATTTTAAATTGTAATCTTTCTGCAGGAATGAAATATTGTTGTAAAACAAATTTCTTATCATTTTTTGAAATAAGCAAAGTAGCACACGTTAAATCTGTTGTACTTGATAAATCGACACCGCCTATCGCATAATTATCTTTAATCTGATCCATCTCAAAAGTTTCTTCGTTATTAATTACATCATAAGTTAACCATCTATCTTGCTCATTTTGTCTAACATTAAAATCCTTACACAAAAGATTTACTAATTCTGTTGGTTTATTTTTGGCACGATTTACTTTATCACGTAAATCCTTAATATTTTTTATAATACCTAATCCGAGGATTCGCTTTGTACCATTTTTTCTCATCTTGCCATTCTTGTGGATTATCTAATTCATAAATTATAGGCAATACTGTTTCATCTTTAACTTCTCCTTGTCCTTCATATCCTTTAATTATTTCTGAAAAATATTCATATTCACTATCAAAAACACTTTCACGTACAGTTCCCATTGTTGAAGTTTCAATAAGTAATGGTTGTTCACGAGCAGACATACTATCATAAATTACATCTAACAAATTTTTGTCTCGCCATGCATGAACCTCATCACAAACTGCAAAATGTGTATTAAGTCCATCTAATGAATTACTATCACTTGCTAATGCCTTCATAGAGCTTTCAGTTTGATCATAAAAAATACCTGTTACCAAACAACGTGTTCTTTTTGCAAGTGCTGGACTCTTTTTAATCATCTTTTTAGCTTCATCCCACACTATTTTTGCCTGTTCACGCATTGTTGCAACAGAATATACTTCAGCTCCACCTTCTCCATCTTTCGTTAGCATATATAAAGATAAACCTGCATCAATTGTACTTTTACCATTTTTTCTACCAACGAATAATGCACCTTTTTTATATTTACGAATACCAGTTTCTTTATCAACAAATCCAAACAAGGCTTCAATAAAAGCCTTTTCAAATAATTCAAGTTTAACTGGTTTTCCTGCCCATTTACCTTTAGAATGTTTGCAGAATTGCTCAATAAATCTTATCGGCAATTCTCCTCTATCTTTATCAAATATATATGTATGAGTTTCTTGTTCTTCTGTTATTTCATTGTAAAAAGACACCTTTTTAGGTGCTTTTATATCTTCCACTAATTTTCGATATACTACTAATACTTTATGATTAGCTTTATCAGGATTATCTAATAAAAACTGATAATATTCTTCAATATAAGACATTAAGTATTTTCTCCAAAACTATCAAAATCATCATCAGGATTAATTTTTTCATCTTTTGGTAAATACTCATTTAATTGCTTAATAGCATTCATATAGTTCTTAATCATATTATTGTAAGTCTTGCTTTCAACTGATTCTTTGTAACCAAATTGACCTTTTCCATTCATGTAAAATTCTTTGATTCCATATTTAATATTGTGTTCTTTAAGATTTGCAAGCTCTACTTTCATATAAGCAGCATTCTCAATTAATGGACCTACAATTTTTTTAACATTTGTATCACATTTTTTAAAAATATTAGTTAGTTTGTTTTTTTCAGTTGTAATAGCCTTTTTATATTTAGTTATTACAGTTTTTGGTCTATCTTTAAATATTTCTTCAGAATCAACCTCATTATTTTCATCATCCATCATTATTCCCTTATACCACACCCCTTACGCACACGAGCTGCACATTTTTCGTTTCCCCTTCCACCGTTATCCCAAGTGCGTTATTTTTAGCTGTTTACGGGGGGTATCTGCGTGTAAAAAATGGCAGCCAATTTCTCGTAAAAGATTATGTAACCTTTCGCTTTATTTATTTTATAATTTATTACATTACTCATCAGAAATCCTTTTTAATTAGATCTCCATTCTTATCAAAATAATATTCTTCTTGCTCTCCAAAGTGTTCTTTATTATGACAATCTCTACAAAGGCTCTCTAAATTTTCTATATTATAGAAAACAAAATCATCCTGATAATTCTTATCAGTTATGTACTCTTTATGATGCACTATTTCAGCATCATTATATATACCTTCTTTAGAACATCTCTCACAAAAGGGATTAACTAATAGTTTAATCTTTCTTGTATTCTGCCACCTTTTAGAACGATACTTTTTAGCAATTTCTGGATCATCACGATATGTCATTATTTCTTCTTCTTTTTAGTTGTAGTTTTCTTATCTTCTTCTTCTGGTTGTTTTGTTACTTCTGTTGATTTATTTTTAGATGCTGTTTCAACTTTGTCTTTTTTAATTGCTTTTTCTGTTACCTCTTCTGTTGGTTTAGCAACTTCAGATTTATTGTTTATAACAGCCTTTTCTATCTCTTGCTCTACTACTTCAATAAATTTTATTTGATGATTCTTATCTCTATTCTGATTAATGTCATTCTGATTCTTAATCATTTGTTCATATCTTTCTTTAGAAATATTAATCTCTTCTCCTAATATTGTAGTTCTTTTAAGTTCAATATCATCAAATGGAATTAACACTTTTACTTTCATATCTATCCTTCTCCTTTTTAGCACTTAAAAAGCTCATCAATACTGATGAGCTTTTTAAGTAAATACTCTTTTTCGGAATTTGATGGATTCTCTGATATTATATTAACACATTGCTTTTGTTATTACTTGGTTTTTTCTCCACTTTTTACTAAATCTGTAAATTCTTTTTTTGCATTGCTTATTAAATGATATACTCTATCTAAATCTACATCTTTTTCTTCTGATATATCTTTATGACTCATTCCTTGTATAAACCTCTTCTGTAATATATCTTGGTGTATTGGACTTAATTTATTTATTAATAACAAAATTGTATCTAATTTTTCTTCTAAATTTTGAACGCTATCTATCAGTTCTTCCATCCTATAGCTAACTTTATAGCCTTTTCCTTTAGGTAATCCATCTATATTACTACTTGACTTATATTCATTATATGCTACTTTTATCCATTGTCTTTTTTCTCTATAATGTTCTAACAAATTTCGATATTCGATTTGTTTATCAGTCATATTCCGCTACCTTTCCATCTACCAATACTTTGGCTCTTTCTTTTGTGCAAAATACTATATCGCCTTTTTTTACGTAAGTTTTTAATAATAAATCATTATAGCTTTCTTTACATATTACATAATTTTGTCTTGTATAATGTGATTCGCTTTTTGCTAAAATCTTATCATAATTATCTTTTAAATGTTTAAATTCAAATTTTGGTATATTTTCTATTCTATCTACTATACTATTAATGTTTGAACAATCAAAATTCATTATATAAGCATTTTTTCCATCTTGTACTCCAATTTCCTTTAAATATGGCAAAGGTGTTACTATTACAGGTATATTTCTATATAGTGCTTCATTAATTGAATAAGAACACGCTTCTGTATCTGATAACTGTACTAAATAGTCTGCAAAATTTAACCATTTTGTGAAATCAGGTGTTGGATCTAAATATGTTACATTTGGACTTTTTATTACATCTTTATCATTTGTAAATATTAACCATTTATAATTAATTCTTGCTCTATCCAATTCTTCAGCTAATTTTATCATTCTATCCTTACCGCTTAATTGGACTTAATCTTGTTCCTGATATTAATAATATTGGTTTATTTTCTTCTACAGTTAACGGATTATATGATAATTTTACATTTCTTAATCCAGTTATCCTTTTAAAACTTTCAACAATATATTTCGTTATTCCAATATAGAATTTTATTCTTATATCTGTTGGTGGTTTCCAAGTATAAGCTGGATTTTCATAATCTCCATGAACAACTTGATATATTTTTGCTTTTTCACAAATAAAAGGTATTATTGAAGTATCGTAATTGATAATTGCTACATCACAATTAATTTTTTGATCATCATGCTTATATGCTGGACAATATTTTGCTACTTTTTTTATTTGACTCTTATGAGCTGTCTTATATACTACTGCTATGTCTAAATTATGATATTTTTTTACCATCTCATAAGTAAAAGTTTCAACACCGCCTATTTCAGTAAAATCTCGAATATAAATAATATTTTTATGTTCTATCATTATTTACTCCTTCCTACCAGCTGCCATTAAAACTATGATATGTATATCCCTCATCTTTTGTAAAAAAATATTCTCTTGGATATACTACAAAACTTTTTAGTCTTTGTATTTCATTCTTTTGTCTATCAATTCCTAATAGTCCTAATATATTAGATTGTATGCAAGTTGATGTTTCTTCATACTTGATATAATCTCTCCAGTCATCATATAGCTTAAAATCAATTGAATTATAATAATCTAACATCATCTTAATAACTGGATTTCCTTTTTCTGCACCTAATGTTGCTGTAACAGGATAATTTATATCTTCAAAACCACTAAATGCTGGATCAGGTAAAAATTCATCTAAAGATTTATATACTTCAACATCTGTATCCATATAAATTCCGCCAAATTTATCTAAAGCCCACAATCTTGCCACATCACTTGTAAATGCATATTTCTTTTTTTCATAGCTTTGTTTAGTAAAATCATTATAGTTAACATCGAAATTATCTTCAGTCCATTTCATTATTTCATAATCTGGTAATACTTTTTTCCATGTTTCGATGCAATGTTTTGCTCTATCGTTCATTTCTCCTTTACCAAACCAAACACAATGTATTATTTTTGGAATCATACTTACTCTCCTAAACTAATATTTATTATTCTTTTTATATAATTCCAAGGTGTCCTTTTTGCATATTCAAAATTAGTTGTTCTCTTACATTCGCAATATGCTTTTTGCATTATGTAACAATTATTCTTATTGCATTTTACATTTTTTACAACATCGCAACTATATGTCTTTAATCTTACTTTAATTTCTTCTATGCTCATTCTTATTCTCCAATCATATAGATTATTGGTAATGATAAAATTATTATTGTTATTAAATATTCTGCGATTTCTTCATTACTTATATCTTCATCATAAGACCTTAACATCAACGCAAATATTAAAACCATATAAATTGATATAATTATCCACTTAAAAATTTTCATAATTCCTCTTCTAACTAATAATTTTTACATCTTAAATTTCATATCTTCAAATAATTCATGAGTTACTATATCTTTAATTTCTTTTTTATAAATAAATGTGTATTCTCCAGTATAATCATTATAATCAACTACTAAATCGCTATTATCTTTATTAAACATAACTCTTCGACCATTTACATAGTCTCCTGCTTCTATGATTTTCTTAATATCTAAATCATGTATTTTAATTTCTTTAAGCAACCTTTCATCTGTAATATTTTTTTCATTTAATCTTATAATGTTTCCATCTTCTAATCTTGCGTATTCTCCAATTTTTAAATCATCCATCTTAATTTCCTCTTACTTTCTAAATTCTTCAATTATTCTTTTGATTTTTGCTTTAATTGGTTCTTTTGTAGGTATAAATCCATTTCTTAATTTTAGAATTATATCATCTGTATAAAATGCAGGATAACATTCTTTTTCAATCTGAATTTTATAATCTTTAAATTCTTGATCTATTATATCTATGCCTTTAACTCTAACTTCTAATATCGTAAATCTAAAGAAATTTTTGATATAATATTTTGTAATACTACCAACTAAATTTCGTATATTTACCTCTTCTGTTATTTCTATATATGTTTTTCTACCGTTAATATCTACATTTCCACATATCATTAATCAAATTCCTCACTATTTAAACTTATAACCTTTTCTTGCACATTCAACTATAGAATATTTCTTGCTGCAATTATTATTTATCTGATATTTACAATTCCTACACATAAGCAATTTCATTCTATAAACATCTTGACGTTGTATATTACATTGTACTTTTGAATATTTTGTTCTCTTATGTCTATCTTCATCTGTTCCTCTTCTTCTGTGTCCGTTTCCTCGCATAATTACACCTACTTAAATCTTATTATTTATTCTGTATAACTCTAATTCATTTAAAAATTTATTTAAGCAACCATTACACAAAGCTACCTGTAATTTCTTAAATGATCCTGTTCTACTTTGTGGTACTGTTAATACTCCACCTGTTCTATCTTCTACTTTGTTTGTTTTTAATATTTCATTTCCACAATAATCGCAAATATAATAATCATACAATTTTTCTTTTTTTACGTTATGTAATACATTTACTTCGCTTTCTTCAAATCTACTATATACAGGGATTTTTTCTCTATCTAATAAACTTTCAATTTGTACTTTCATTTCTTTCTCCCAAATACTGATATTCTAATCTTTGTGTATCTAATTTGTATCGATTATCAATATTTTTTTGTATAGCATTATTTAATATAAAAGCACTTGTCATTAAAAATATAAAAACAAACAAACTTATTACTATGTTTCGTAATTCTTCCCAATCAATTCTATCCATCTTTTTCCTCACTTTTTAAAACTAATTTAAAAATATATTCTTTAAATTCTTCTTGAGTATATTTTTTACCATTAGGGTAAAAAATATCTGAACACATTTTAGTTGTAATATCTAATGCTTTATCTATCAAAAAATATTTCTCTATAGGAATATAATTTTCTATAAAACATCCACTATCAAAATACTTTTTATCTGCAATTACTATAGGCGTTCTATCTGGCATTTTATTTTTTATCGAATCATAAGTTTTAGTAATAGATTTTAATTCATTATTTTCTTTTTCTAACTGAAATATTCTTTCACATAATTCTTCATCACTCATTCCTCTTCTCCTACAATGTTTTTTAAAAGATATTGTAAATAATCTATATTATTTATTCGGGTTAAGTCTTTTATTTTATCTATATGAATAAATCCTTGTTTTATAATACTTAATATTTTAGATGTACGCCTATCAATTACTATTATTATATCTGCATTTTGTATTTCTTCTGGTATATTGTTAAATTGTTTAAATTTTAATCTATAACATATTTCTTCCAAAATCTTATCTATATTTTGTTCATATTCTCTTTTGAGACAAACATAATCAATATGAAAGTCTCTATTTGCGTAGTATGTAAAATATTCTCCTATATTCATTGGCTTTATATCTAATTGCAATATAATTGTTTCAAATTCTTCACTCATCAACTTTTTCTCCATATAATTTTTTCATGTACCATACAAAAGATGATAAAACATCATCTGGTTTAGGATGTTCATTTCTAAATTCTATTTCAGTTAGTTTTAAACAAACTTCCTCTTTACTCATTTGTAATACTCCTTTAACCTTCTTATTATTTCTCCACCAAATGCATTTTCAGTAATTCTAATAAACTCTTTAACAGAATATTTTTTATTTAGATCTAAATTATGTTTTTCTACAAAATCATCTCTACCCATCTTGCAGCTTCCAGTTAATAAATGATGCCATAAATAAAACTTTTCGCCTTTGTATTTACTCTTGTTATTAAAATTATCTTTAAACTTTTCTATAGCTTCTTCTGTATCCATTCGTTCTAAAAGTTTTTCTTCTAATGATGTAACTGCTTCTTTAGCTGTTTCTCCATGTGCAAACATATTTTGTCCTTTAGCTATAAAACAAGCCTTTAAAGAAAAATCATCATTTACAATAAAACCTTTAGCAATGTTTTTAACTACAGATATTATTATTGTTGGTATTTCATCTATATAGTATATTTTTTTACCATTAAGATCTAATAAGCCATAGCCAGAGCCATAGCCAGAGCCATAGCCAGAGCCATCGCCATAGCCAGAGCCAGAGCCAGAGCCAGAGCCATCGCCATAGCCAGAGCCATAGCCAGAGCCATAGCCAGAGCCATCGCCATAGCCAGAGCCATAGCCAGAGCCAGAGCCATAGCCAGAGCCATAGCCATAGCCATCGCCATAGCCAGAGCCATAGCCATCGAAACTTATTTTAACAAAATGTTCTATTTTATCTAATATTTCCATTCTTCAACCCCTTTAATTGACTTTTCTGCCTCTTTAGTTGTAGGTATTATCTCTATCACATCTGTTAAAATAAGTTTCTTTACTACTACAGTAAATTTACAATTATCTGGTCTTTTAGTACCATTTACAGCTAATTCACTAATTGAACAAGCTCCATCCCATCTCCAAATTCTACGAACATTTTTTAATTCAACTTGTTGTCCTTCTACTTTTACTACTATTCCTGCAAAAACTCCACTTCTATCGCCTCTTATTACGCAATATTTGTTAATTATTTCATCCATTTTTCAAATTCCTTTCTAATTTTCATATAATTCATTAAGTTCAACATCACTAAAATCGTTTTGAGTATAATTAAAATTTAATTTTTTTGGTGGACTTTTATCCTTTTTCTCCATAAAAATCAATTTATCATTTTTTATTTCTGATAAAGATTTTAGTCCTTGTTTAATCCATCTATCAAGAGTTGCATAGATATATTTAGGTGTACGAGCATTATGTTCAACTGCTTCATCTATTGCTTTGCAAATAATATCATCTGCTTCTGATTCTTTAAAATCATTATAATAATCATCTAGTCTTTCAGCAGTAGCAGGAGCAATTAAAGTTCCCATATTATTATTATAATAATCTATATATTTGCTGGTACTAATATTATTATTAACATTATCATTAACATTTACATTAACATTATCATTAACAGTTATATTTGTTATTTTTGTTATATCTTCTATAACATTGTTATCATTTGTTATATTTTTATTCCATCTATTAGCCATACCTTTCTTGCCTGCTTCACTACGTTTTTGCTTGGTAACTTCCCATTTATTGTTATTACGATCTAAATCTTGTTTAATTTGGATAAACAATAATTTTAAAGTTCTATCTAATTCTGGAATAGATCCATCTTTTTGATATTCAAATATAGCCATTAATAAAGATTTACATTCTTCAGGTGTTAGTTCAGCAAATATTTCTTGATATTCTTGATAAAAAACGAAGCTCTCCTTCATCTGTAACTCCTTATAAATAACTTTTTCCTATTATTTCTAAAAATTCCTCACGAGTATGATTTATTTCAAATTCATGTTGACATTTTCTTCTTAATTCTAAAATAATATCATTGTTTTGGTGGCATTCTTTACATAATAAAACCACAAAACCATAATTAATACTTCTTTTTCTATTAGAACCACCATATATTTCATGTGCTTCTAATCGGTTGGAAAACTTTTTACAATATTCACATTTTCCAATTTTGATAATATTCTTATCTCTTTCTCGTTCTAATTTTGCTAATTTGCTGCTTTTATTTTTTATAGGTTTATTTATTTTAAAAGCAAAATAAGAACAATTATTACAATTATGTAAATCAATATCTGTTTTTAAGAACCTACATCTAAATTTACCGCAGAGTTTTCGTGATAAATATTTACAACTCATAAATTAATTCACGCCTTCTACAACTCGAAGTTCTAATTTGCATACAGCTCTATTTTCCATTGTTTTTAATTTATCTAAAGCATCAACATGAGAATCAAAAGAGCCATAAGTATTTCCAATATTATCTACAATAAACCATTTTAATCCTTGCATTTTTTTACCCTTTCATCCTTTGTATAGACTTTTTTGATTGATCTATCACATTCAATCATGTGATTTAATGCAGTACCTCTAAATCCATTTGAGAATGAAGAATCATTTGCAACTCTACGCCATAATTCTTTACGTTTAAATAAATGTATGATCCAAATTCTTTGAAAAATACTTAATCTAATAGGCATGATTTATTCTCCTTTCTTAAAATTTGTGATAACTTTGATAACTTCGCCAGCTTTTAAGTTACCTAATTGTTTGTCATTTATTTTTTGACACGCATCAATATAATCCCATTTAGATATAGAAGAATCGATATATCTGTTAGCTATGTTCCAGAATACCTCGTTTTTTCCGACAACATACTCTTCACAGATATATCTTTCTTCGTTTACCTGATTAGAGGATTTACCAATAACGTTAAAACCGAAAATAATAATATAAAATATAACTATTGCTGCTATAGATCTTCTAATTTTGTATTTTGATTTTAATTTCCTTTTCATTTGTATATTCTCCTTATCCAAATAATTCCTCAAAAGATTTTCCATAATGTTTGCATAAAGTTTTTGCCTCTTCTACTGTAGTAGGTACATTACCATTAATCTTTTTACAAGCAGAAGAAGTACATACTTTTAAAACTTTTGCCACGTCTACATAAGTCTCATTATTACTCATCATTGCCATTGCTAAATTAGGATATTTTTTTGCTTTCATCATTTACTCCTTCAAATAAAAAAATCACTAAACCGATTTCTCGATTTAGTGATTTTTAATTATATATTTGATTATATTTAAAACCTTGTAACTATTGAAATATAGCCTTAAACTTTGATTTTGTGCAATGTTTTCTATATAAAAAATATATAACCTCAATCTCCATCTCTTCCGGTTACTATAATTATAATAACACTAATTTTTTTATTGTCAATACTTTTTTAATAAAATTTACAAAATTATTTATTTGCCTTTATTTACATACTTTTCAGCGTTTTCAGTAATCCAACTGGAGATAGTTTTGTGATTTTCTTCTAACTTTTTTCTTAATTTTACTCCTAATTCTTTATCAATATTCGCTCTGATCTCATCATATTTTTTAACACGCCATTCGGTTTCTTTTTTATAATTTCTCATAAATATACTCTCCTATCTTATTCTTGCAAGAGGATTGTTATTCATTGCCTGCTGCATTTGAAAATCTGTTACATGAGTATATATTTCTGTAGTTGTAATATTCTCATGTCCTAAAATCTTCTGCAATAATCTAATATCTACATGACCATACTGATACATTATTGTAGCACAGGTATGTCTTAATTTATGAACTGTATATTTTTCGCTTAATCCTGCATTTCTAAATTCATTTTTAATTATGTATTGCACTTCTCTTCTGGATATACGATTTTTTCTTTCGCTTAAAAATAATGCTCCCTCTGTTCTATCTTCTTTATATGCATTAATAGCATTAATACAAGCGTTATTCAGATAAATAATACGTTCTTTATTCCCTTTTCCAATAATACGAATTTTATTATCAATAAAATCTATATCACTTATATTTATTTTTGTCAATTCGCTTAATCTTATACCACAATTAAGAAAAATAATAATAATTGCATAATTCCTCTTCTTATTTCTATTTTTGCAATTTTTTACAGTTTTAATCAAAGAAACACATTCATTAAATGATAAATATACTGCTTCCCTCTTCTCTATTTTTGGTTTTTGTAGATTATTTGCAGGATTATATTTAATAACTTTAAGTATTTCATATAAATATTTAAAAAATATTCTTACAGAAGAACATTTCCTTGCTCTTGTGATTGGTTTTAAATGTTTCTCATCGCATAAAAAAGTTAAATAATCATATAGATCATTTAATTGTATTTTTCTTAATAATCGAATAGAAACATCTTTAATTGTAATTTTGTTGAAATCTTTTTCTGATACAATTTTGTAATGAATTTTCATGTATTTTAACATATTACATATATCGTAATAATATTCTGATACTGAATTTAATGATTTGTTTTGAATGTTAATTGAATAATTGATAAAAGAATTAAGATAATTAGGATTATTTTCATAATCTATCAAAATTTATCCTCCTTTCAATTATTATTATAACATACTACGCATAGTATTGCAATATTATGTAAAATAAATTATAATTGTATATATTATAATTAATAATTTTATAGAAAGAAGGTATTATTATGGGATTACTAAACAAAGAAAGTAAAGAAGAAAAACAAGAGAGAAAAACACAAGAATTAATGCAAAAATACGGACTTGATAAATTAGATGCTGAATATGCTAATGCAGTCAGAAACATTAATAATGAATTAATTGGTACTGGATTAATGGAAACAGGATTGAAATTAAGTATGGCATCAGCTCCAGAACAATTAAAAATTTCATATCTTAATTCTATAATGCAGCAAAATTGGATTATAATTAGACTATTAAATGATATTAAAAATAAGTAAAAAAATAAGGGGTAGCAAAAGCTACCCTCTTTTTTATATAGTTTTTCTATTTTCTTTTTCTCCATAAATTATATAATGCCTATAATATAAGTTCAGGTTGTCTTTAAAAGCCTTTTGTAAATCTAAATAATAATTTTTATAGGCTATTATATAAAACTCATTTGAGCTTTGTCTATTTTCGTTTTTACCCCATGTTTGAAAATGGATTGTTGCTTCTCTATTAGTCATTTGTGATAAATCTGCATATCGTTTTTTGTAAGCAGTTACATCGAATAATTTACTTGCTTGCCTACCCTCTTTTACTCCATATAAACAATAATGTTCCCAATATTTGCTCCAATTATTACCAAATGCTTTTTGTAAATCAGCATATTTTGCTTTATAAAATTGAGGATTGTATTGATAACTAAATATTCTTCCTTCTTTTATTCCATAGGTTTTTACGTGTTCTAATAGTTTTGCCTTATCTCCATTAAAAGCTCTTTGTAAATCAACATATAAATTATGGTATAGATCTAAATCAACAATATCTTCTAATCCCATTTGATTTAATTTCATGTCATTGGGATTGCCTTGACCTCTATCGTTGCTAAAAATAAAGAAGTTTTTAGCATTACCATATCTTGCGAAACTATTTCTATTAACATAAGCTGAATTACCATCAACTACTACTCCTGCTTTTCTTCGACTTGCAGTTTCAAATTTACCAGCATACAAATATGGATCATATACAGTTATTGTAGCTCCATTTAGATCTACTAAAGTTATATAATGACCACCAGTTGTAAATAGACCGCTTCCGCAACTTGCAATTACAAAATAATCACTTATTCCATCGTTATTAGCATCTGCTCCCAAATATTCAAGAGCTTCATCTAAATTTGATGTAGTACAATATTCATTAAAATCAAAGTAATCAGCTACAAATGGAAAAGCACTCCATGCAGTTCCACTATTAGCTGTTCTGTATCCATTTTTTACAAATAAATCAGCTATTACTGTAGGAAGTATAGTACCTTTACTTGAACTAATTACCATACTTGCACTTGTTGGACCACAAGCAGATGATTTCATTGTTTGTGATAAATCTCCTATACTTGTATAAGAATAATCAGCCCATCTTGAATCTGCTTGAGAAAAATATGTTATTCCATTATAAGCACCTAATAATGATAAACCTTTGCCACTATTAGATCCATCGTAACTTATATTCTCTTGTTCTATAACAGCATCTATTTCTAAATCACTTTCAGCACCTTCATCAGTTACTTCTTCTTCATCAGATATAGTTGCTATAAATTCTTCTTGTGTTGAATAATCAACTTGTTCCATAGTAGTTTCTGCTATTGTTGTGTCAATTACTTTTTGCATTTCATCAGTAACCACTACTTTATTGGTATTTTCAATTTCATCAATTTGATTTTCGACAAAAATTAATGTTTTATCGATAGTATTATTTAGCTCTTTATTTTCATTCATAAATATTCCAGAAATAATACCACAAATTATAAGAATTGTAGCACAAATTGATAAAATTACATATCTTGTTTTTTTATCCATTTTTCGCTCCATTCTGCAGAAAAATCGACCTTTGAGAATCGATTTTAAAGCGTTTTTATTTTAATTTAATATAGTTTGTTAGCTCAATTTTCGGCTATTTTTAGCTATTTTGCTAATTTTAATTTACCTATCAAAACTAATTGTTCCCATTTAGTATCGACATAAGAATCTCCACCTAAATCGTTATATTCTTTTTTTGTTTCAAAAGCTAATCGCATTTCCTCTTCTGATTTAGGAACATTGCGTTCTATTTCAGCCATAAATTGTACTAAAAATCTTTTATCTTGATTTTTTACATTTTCATTTATTAAACCCTCGATTTTCGTTAACATATCTTTTTCTTTCTGTTTTTTCTTTCCGTTCTTTTGCTATTAGTCTTGCATTTAAAATAGTTAAAACGCATACTATTATGGCACTATACTGCGGAAGTATCTGAATAAAAAATGTTTTAATTGATTCCATTATTGCACCTCTTTCTCGTTCTTTTCTTTTAAGAACGCTTCGCAATAATTTATCGGCTCATACTCATCTATAAACTTATAGGTTAAGCTATCTTGTTGTAACATTTTTTCATACTTTTCTTTGCTGCTAATTGGAAAAGCAACTTTAATATCATAATTAGATAATGCTGTTACTTTTAGTTCCCAACCTTTACGTTTTAACAAAAGTACATCATCATTAAGAGCAACATAGAACGAACCGCTTTTAAAGAAATAAATTATATTTTCGTTTTCTAATTTATTATCTGCATAGGCTCTTATAACTTTCATATATTTACTCCTACTATCATTTCATATTCTTCTTCTGTTATTTTTCCTTTAGTAACAGCTTCTGCTACCATTTCTTTAGTCCATACGCCTGCATCATACCATGCTTTTATTTTTTTTGAACATCTTACTCATTTTTAATCCTCACTTTCTGGCAAATCAATATCGCTCATCATTGCCACATAATAGATCATAGCTTCATTCTTATCTATTTTTTCTGGAATAGTTAATTCTTTAACACTATAATCTAAATAATTATAAGGATTTTCTGTAATATCATCTAATAAATCTTGAGATGGATCATGTAATCTAAATGAATTAAATTCATATTCATATATTTCGCCATCTTCAGTTTCTGTTTTAACTAAAAACTTGCGTATTTCTATATCTGTTCCTACTGGTGTTGGCATTATTCTTGCTCCATCTTCAACTTTTTCAGTATAATATGCTTTTTGCATCATAACCTCTCTTTCTAATATACTAAAATACCTTTAGCATAATTTGATATAGTTTGCTTTGCTATAACTACTATTCTATCAAGTTTCATTTTATGTCTATATTTAAAAGCAAATGAATGCTTGAAATAACCCCAGTAAGATACAACTTTTTGAGATAAAGCTAAATTCATTTTAAAATTTCTTCTTTTTATAGTCATAAATACTTTATTTGCTCTATCAAATATTCTTTTTCTTACTGTTGTATAACTGGGATAAATTTTATATCCCATAATATCTATTGGTTTAGTATTTAAAGACTGCACCTCATAATTATCTTTTAATTCTAAATCTAATTCTTTTTTCAGATATTCTTTAATTAATTTAATAGCTAATTTTAAATCTCTTAAATTGCTTGCTGTAATAAAAATATCATCCATATAAATTAAACAATGCGTAATTAATCTTACGAGTTTTCCTCTACGAATTTTAAATAATTTTTCAGTAATAAAATGATATAAAAAACTCAAATAAAAATTTGCTAAAAATTGGCAAAAATATGAACCAATACATAATCCTTGTTTATAACTATTTATTAGTGTAAAAGCACCATATAAAACATCATCATTCTTAATATGCTTTGATAATAAGCTCTTCAAAATATCATGATTAACACTTGGATAACATTTTCTAATATCGCCTTTAAACCAATATTTGCATTTTTTAGGATTAGATCTAATCCAGTATTCTATTGAATTTTTACCAAATAATTGTCCTTTTCCTTTTAGTGAAGCACATTGATAATAACCAATTTTATTGTTAAATACAGGTTTGCAAGCATTAACCATTATATAATCGTATAATTGTTGTTTCATGCTTGCTAAACCAATTTCTCGCTCTTTCATAGATGAGCCATCTTTTCTTATTTCATAGCGTATAGGTGGAAAATGTATTGTTCGAGTTTTTATTTCCTTTAAAATACATTCTGCTATATAATCAACTAACTTATAAAGTTTAGTTTTATCTAATATAGCTACACGATGAATATTCTTTGCTAATAAATGTAAATGAACAGGTTTTGCATTATACTGCTTGCAGTATTCAACAATATATTCAGCAAACATTAATGCAGTATCTCCACGTTTCCACCTATTATTGTTATTTAAGCATTCATATATACTTGTCTTTACGAAATCTAATGTTAGCTCCCAATGTTTTAAATAAGATTTCATGAAGATTATTTCCTTTCTTAAGACATCTGCACCTTTCTACCAGAGAGGCTACTCGGCACATTTGCTTCAGTCTCAAATTTTAGCTTTATTCAAGCAAGAGTCTTATTCAGACTGTTCTACCAAGATACGACTTTAAATTAAAATAGTTTTTAGTGAGACAATATTACTTAAGAGATGCGAGACAAGATATTCCAGTTCGTATTGCCAAGATCATTGTTACCATTCACGTAAGCCAAACCGCTATTGCCCTCATTGTCATGATTACCGAGAAGAAGAAACAAAGAACAAATGCCCGAATCTTGTGATTTAAAGCCCTTATAATTATTTTTCTTTTAATATATTAAGGGGAGTACCCCTTTTGGCTGCTATGCAGCCAATTCACCCCCAATGCAATTTATTGAAAGGCGAGACAAGAGAGACCAGTCCGCAGCGCCAAGAGCATTGTTACCACGCACGCAAGCCAAACCGCAAAAGCCCCCATTGTCAAGATAACCGAGAAGAAGAAACTCTCTTGCTGTTGTATCACTTGTAACATTATCAAAGTATTGAGCATCTCCATATCCAGTAGATGAGCTTGTATTTGCAACGCCAGCTTCTGTAGCAAACATTACTCCATTTGTTAGATCATAATGCTCTTTTGAAATGTATTTCCATGCACCAGTTGCAGATACAGACATCATTTCTGTACCACCAGTTGTTTTTATATAATTTTGTTTTAATGTTGTTATATTATCTGTTAGTTTTGTAGCATCATTTGTCAAATAACAATCTCTCTTTGTACCATCAGATGTACCAATCATAACTGCATTAGAACCAACTTCATAGCCACCAACCATAAATTCAACACCATGATATACACATCCATGTTTACCATCGCTTAAACTTACTGGAGAACCTGTTTTTCCTAAAATTAAATCACTATAACCGCTTACTTCGTGGAATGAGCTTACATAAGTTGTAGCTGTTGTATCAAATGTCTCTTCTACATCAAGATTTAATGCTGTATAGGTTGTTCCACCTATTTCAACATTTTCTACACTTAATACTCTTGCATCATCAACTATACTATGCATGAAGCCATAAACTCTATCAGTAGAAGTATTACTGCCTTTATCTCCTACAGATACACAAGCATATTTTTTAAAGTTAGCTCCATTTGCAGTAGATAATAATACACGTTTAACATTTGTTTCTGCGAGAGCAACTACATTTTGAACATTATAATTTGTTACTCCAGCCATAACTGATTGACTTGATAGAGTTGCAAATTCAATACACATTAATAAATGTAAGAACATATATTCACTCATTAAGCCGCCTGTATAATATGTACCGCTTCTTTTAAATTTAGTAATATTTGCTGAATAACTCATCTCCATATTTGGAGCTGCAGCACCAGTTGGAGTTGTAACTTTTCTTGCTGGTGCTAAACCTTTGCTTGAGTATAATCTTTGAACATTATCAGAATCTAATATTGTTCCAGCAACATATTTGCTAATAGCAACCCAGTTATTAAATGTTCCATCTTTATTTATTGCTTCGTGTTGAATAGTAAATCCATCTTTAGCAACAAAGCTCATAGATAATGTCCAACCATTTTCGCCAATATCAATTTTCCAATAACGTGTTCTGAATATCTCAAATACGTTAACAGAACCTTTATCTTTGAAATTAGGCATACCTTTAATTGCTGTAATCCATCTATTTCCTTGTTCATCTACTTCACAATTTGCAGTAAATGTATCAAATTGCATTGGATATGTATTAACCTCTTGAACAGTATCTGTTGCTGGAGTAATGCTATAATTTGCATTAATACCTTGTTTTGTACCATTTGGACTTGTAGATACACTAAAGAAATTAAAATAAGTAGAATATACATTATAATCAGCAGTCATAGCAAAATAATTCATTACTGCTTTTGTTAGATCATATTTATTAATATTTTTAGATATAACTAAACCATTTAAAACACTTACTTCCCCATTTAAAGTAGCTATATCTGTTTTATTTGTAGTGATTTGAGCTTTTTCTTCTGCACTAACAAATTTGTTTGTATGATTTGTATCATCTACTAAATCACTTGATAATTTATTTAAAGCATCTATTTTAGTTTGATAACCTGATAAATCGATGTCTCCACCTAATTTATCCCATGTAGTACCAGTCCATGCATAGTTACTTCCATCTGATTCTACGTTATATACATCTCCTACTGTTAGATCAGAAGATGGTAAATCTTCATAAGTAGCAACAGAACCTTTAAAGATATAAACAGCAGATATTTTTGCATCTACTTCTGCTTTAGTATAATAATCAGCAACTATACTTGAAACATCTACTGTTGCTGTTGTACCATCTGCTTTCGTAACTGTTAAAGTTGTTCCGCTACAACTAATATTTGTTAAATGATTCTTTAATCCTAAATCTATTACATAGCTTATATACTGATTATTTAATTTTCCTATTATATAAACTAATCGCAATTGTGAATCTTGCGACATAGAAACGCTCTTTACTGCGTTTGAATCTAAACTTGCAAATAAGGCATTAATACTGTTTGCCATTGCGTGTAAATCTGAAGGTAAATCTGCATCTTCACTATAATCACTTGGATAAAAAATTCCTTTTGAGGTTGTTCCCATTCTACTCTCCTTTCAATTGACCGTATGTATAACTTTTTAATTGTAAATACGATTTATTATCTTTAATTTCTTGATAAGTAGCACTTCTTTTAGCCTTTATTTTTATTTTAAAAGTAGAACCTGTTTCTATATGAACAGGCTCTACAATGATTTCTTCAATTTTATTAGCCATACTTTACCTCTTAAATAAACATTGTTCTACAGAATACTGTTAATCCACTACTATTTTCAACTGTTGCAACAATAGGTGTGTTTGCAACAGCTCCTGCAAATCCACCCGGCATACCTAATCGAAGGCAAAAACCTGTTCCGTCAGCCATAATAGGCGTACCTTGAATTGTGTCTTTGTAATTATGGTTTGTGCTTCCCCCAATCAATCCATTTTTGCCATATATAGATAATTTACAAGTATTTATATCAACATAATCAATGTCTCTTAAATTTTTTTTCATTTTTATAAAAATATTTAGAAATTCGCCATCTGCACTAACATAACCTTGAAAAGCCTGATATTGAGAAGCTCCCCAATAATCTCCACTTTTATAATAACAATCTTCTTTTAATGCATATAAACTTCCGCTTCTTGCTTGAGCTAATTCATCCTCTAAATCATCTATTAATTGATCTCCATCACTTCTAATAGAATTCATTAATGCAGTAGTGCTTGCTTCAATTGCATCGTAAATACTATTAATATCCAAAAATGTTCGTTTGTCTTGGAAATTTGTAATATTTCCATTTGAATCTGTTTGGAATCTACATAACTCATATTGATATACGCCAGATACATTTTTAACAATATTATTTTTAGTTAAACTTGGATAAGCACTATTACCAGTTAATAATTTATAGTAGCCTTGTGTAAAATTTTGAGCAGTATTGGTCTTATCTAAATCAATTTCAATAGCTAAAATGTGATATTTGCTAACTTCAGTCATAGTAGTTTGATATGATGTTGATTCTTCTAAAAATCTACCTTGAATACAAACCGCTCCAGAAGCTACATTCAAAACTTTACCAGTATATGATAGTGCCATAGAATTTTTATAATTACTTGCAACACCATCATTTCCATTCAAAAATGTGTTAATAAATAGAGCAAAAATTTGATTTTCAAAAACTTGCTCTGCAAAAACATCTCCTTTAAGCATTTTGTTTCTCCTTTTTCAATTTATCTATAAAGTTAATCCTTATGTTGCCGCAAATATACTCGTAAAACCTTTTTTGAGTTATTTTAACACTTGAAATATATGTGTTATATATTACTGATTCTTTAGTTTTAATTGCTATTGGTGTTCCAGCAGGAATATACTTATCTAAATAAAATGTTATATT